GTTTTGACGAATGCTGCCGAGATGCAAAAATACATTGACAAGCGTGACAAAGACATTGCTGCCGCTTCGTCTAAGAAAGTTGCGAAGACTGCCAAGGCACCTAAAGTTGCTAAGGCGCCCAAAGTTGCTAAGGCACCTAAAGTTAAAAAGTTGAAAGACCTGCAGGCTGATCCAGTCGTTGAAAAAGTGACTGTTGAAGAAATGCAGATTACCGAAGTTACTGAGAGTGAGGCTCAATAATGAAATATGCCTTTTCAAAAGTTTTCAAACCAACTGTTGATGTTGTTCGGCAAGTTACGAGTAAACGCAATTCAAATTCTCCGTATTCAAAAACTTTGTCTTTGAGAGTCGGTGAAGCTTTCGTAATATATAATGCTTCTTTGTCTGATGTTCATTTGCCTTATACCCAGGCAAAAAAACTTGGAATGAAGTTTTCAGTCAAATCTAATTTTCGCATGAACGATAAAAAAGGTTTGCTTGTATTGAGAGTTAATTAATGATTAAATGGGGGAGAGAGCGGTTTACCAGTGTATGCGCCTTACTCTTAAACAACAGCAGACTCACCGAGAGGTGCTCAGTTGTGCCCCTTACCGAACCCGCTGGGGTAACGCCTGGCTACTGTGACCCGCAGGAAGGAGAAATGAGTTCGTCACTCATGGGTGGTTCCGGTCAAACCGAACCGGCGCTGGCAATGCGACAATCCTCTCTGGTCGTGAAGTGGATGGAAGGTGTCTGTGAAGGCAATCGAGAGCCGGAGACACTATAGGTACCACCGCAGAGAGGAAGCACCCATTACTGTGAAAATGATATGAATGATAAACAAAAAGAAGTAATGTTGATTGCACAAGAAGAATGTGCTGAAGTGATTCAGGCAATCAGCAAAGTGTTTCGATTTGGTATGGATGATGTTCACCCAACCACAAATAAATCTAACAAAGATTCGTTAGAAGAAGAAGTTGGTGACCTAATGTGTATGCTTGAATTGATGCAAGAACATGGTATTGTTAATTCAATAAATGTTTTGAATGCCAATGTTAGAAAACGAAATAAGTTGAAGAAGTGGTCGAGTATTTTTAATAATGAACCTGAAGTTATTAACTGAGGAAAAAATGCAAAAGTTTATTGATAAATTTTATGAAGTGATGTTTGATATAAGTCAATTTTTTTGGTACCATGATATCGAAATTATGTGGGCGTTTTTGATTGTCGTAATTTCTTTGTTTGCCATTGGCGCAAAGAATCTTGCCTTGATTATTGCGCTTGTTTATATTATGGCAAAAGTTACGAAGTGAAGATACTTAATTACCTCAGATATAGTGGGGTAAGTATTATAATTGCTTTGAATCCTCTGTGGTGGAAAGTATTGCCATGGTGGCGTAAAGAAACGACCGTGTGGTCTGATACCGAGAGAACCTATGCATTTGGTTTTCTCGGTTTGACTATTCGGATATGGATTGATGATGGGAGTTGGTAATGAATATATTTTATCTTGACCGTGACCCAAAGACCTGTGCTGAGATGCATTGTGATAAACATGTGGTTAAAATGATTATCGAATATGCACAGCTCATGTCTACGGCTCATCGTGTGCTTGATGGCGAAGAATACTATGCCCTGTCTGTCAATAATCGTAAGATTAAACGCTGGCGTCATCCAGAGTCTGATGATGTATTGATGAAGGCATCACATGTTCATCATCCATCAAATGTTTGGTTACGCCAAAGTGATTCGAACTATGCGTGGCTCTATCGGCTGTTTCTTGAACTGACAAAAGAATACACACATCGGTATGGTAAAACTCATGCATGTGCAAGACTTATACCATCATTGAGATATATTCCAAAAAATATTCCAAGGGCTGAGTTTACTGAACCAACACCTGCAATGCCCGATGAGTGCAAGATTGCCAATAATTCTCTTGCGTCCTATCATAAATATTACATTGAGAAAAAAGTTAGATTCGCCAGATGGACAAATCGTGAAGCTCCACTCTGGTATTCAAATGCAATAAATACAAATAATGCCAACTTACAGTTTTTATAATAATCAGACTGGCGAACAGTTTGATGAAATGCTGAGAATTTCAGAGCGTGAGGACTATTTGAAGAATAATCCTCATGTCACCCAGGTCATTACGGCCCCATCCATCGTGAGTGGTGTCTCCACTTCAAAACAAAATAAAGTACCAGAAGGTTTCAAAGAAGTTCTTTCTAAAGTTGCTGAGGCACATCCAGAAAGTGCAACAGGCAAACGATACGGTCGCAAATCAATGAAACAGGTAAAAACAAAACAGATAGTAGATAAACATTTAGGTAAATTTTAATTTTGAGATTTTGCTTTGTTATGCCAACTTTGTAAAAGGAGAGCCCATGTCAAAGCGTTCAATGCAAAAGAAAGTCGCACTACTTCAACAAAAGTGGGATGGTGAAGTAGAAGAAAAAAACGAAATAGAAAGCGGCGATTGGAGTGCAGATAATATTGCAAAGAACCGACAAAAAATATTAGAAAGGGAGGCACCTTGGGTATTAAAAAATATGAGCATTTTTGATTACTACGACCAGTATATTAAACCACAACAGGAGGCACAAGCCGCTTAACAATGAATTTTCGTCATGTAAAACTAAGTGAATTAAATTATGACCTAGAATCTGAAACCACGGAGAAGGGTAGAGTATACAAAACTCCAGGAGGCAACCTCTACCCTTCAATTACTACGGTTCTTTCAGCATACAACAAAAAGGCCATCTACGAATGGCGTCAAAGAGTTGGTGAAGAAGTTGCCAACAAAATCTCTGCCAAGGCTTCTGGTCGTGGCACCAAGTTACACAATACAGTAGAAAAATATCTCCTTAATGAGATGACTGACATGAAATTCAAAACAATGATGCCAGACATTAAGGAAATGTTTTTTGATGTTCGCAAAGTTATTGATGCAAACATTGGTGATATCTACGGCATTGAAACACCGCTATATTCAGATAAATTGAAACTTGCAGGTCGTTGTGATTGTATCGCAGAATGGTCTGGTGAATTATCAATTGTTGACTGGAAGACTGCAAGTAAGTCCAAAGATAAGTCGTATATAGAAAATTACTTTATGCAGGCTTCGGCATATGCAGAAATGTTTGAAGAACGAACAGGCAAACCAATCAATCAAATTGTAATTGCCATTGCGGTAGAGAATGAAGGTACCCAATTGTTTGTTGAGACTAAAGAAAATTATTTGACAAACTTGCAAAAATACATTGACAATTATCACAATACCTGATACAATATAAATATAGAATTCGTTGAAGGTGACAGAAAAGTGTTCTGGACAGGGGTTCGATTCCCCTCTGGTCCACCAGAAAGCATATTAGTTCGGGCACAGGCTGGGGGCTACCCGTTAAATACTCGCCCTCAGATAGAGTGAATTCTAATATGCTTCCTAATGGGCCAGCCATGGTTTCGACAGGGCAGATGAGTAGAGAACTGGAGAATCGGTAAAGTCTAAGCCGTAATAGAGACAAAACGATAAACGCCAATGATGAGCGCTTTTTGATGGCGGCTTAAGCCATCTGAGGTTTCGCAGAGTGTCCTTATTACCCAATCACTCTGCACCAACAATTTAATATATTATGAAAATTTACATTTCCAAATACCGTAGTCATTGGCTATCTCCATACACAATACTTGAGAAGGTTTGTTTTTGGGAGAAAGACAAAGATGCGTTCTACAATCTAGAAGACCATCCAAATCACAAGTATGAGAAATGGGTGAATCGTTTAGAACCAATTTCAATTGCGATTCAGAAGTTCCTCGATTTTCTTCATCCACGAATTGAATACATTAAGATTGACAAATATGATACTTGGAACATGGACTCAATATTGTCTCCAATTATTCTGCCAATGCTCAAACAATTAAAGAAAGATAAACACGGTTCTGGTGTTGTTGATTGTGAAGATGTACCAGAGCATCTAAGATACAATACGACCGAACAATGGGAAGACCAAAAGTGTTTTGAATTCTACCATGAGCATGAAGTCGAAGAAGGTGACCGTGACATTCATGCTCGTTGGGATTGGGTGCTCGATGAAATGATTTGGGCCTTTGAACAACTCTGTGATGAGGATAACGACAAACAATTTCATTCTGGTGAACATGATATGAAGTCTGTTGCGTGTGCATGGGATGAAAATGGCAAACCAACAATGTTTACTTTTGAAAAAGGTCCTAATCATACAGCTAAGTTTGATTCGGATGGCTATGATAAACACCACAATCGTATCAAGAACGGTACAAGATTGTTTGGTAAATATTACAGGAATCTTTGGGATTGAATACTGTTGAAAAAATTTGGGCCCGTGCTACTGGTCATTTGATGGGTCGCACCGATGATGACCGACCAGATGTTCCAATTCTCACAGTTAAAGAAGCAAGAATTGCGTTGTTTCTTAAAACTTTTTGGATTGCAATTCATGTGATTACCTGTTTTTTCATTATTGCTAATGTTGTGAGACATTGGTAATTACTAAATAATAAACCAGTCGTAATTTTCGACTGGTACACACACAAAACACACAAGGAGAATTACTATGACAAATATGTCACCCTTTGAAATAAGGCTCGAATTACTGAAAATGGCTCAGGGTATGTTGGAATCTGACCATTTTGGTAAAAGAGAAATTATAGCAAATCAATATGCAGCTGAATGTGACGCTGCGAAACAAAGAGGTGAGGAACCACCGAAACATCCAGGTTACCCATCTTTCCCATCAGAACAAGAGATTATTGCCAAAGCGCAAACACTCAATACTTTTGTTTCCAATCTTCCAGTAGAGAAGTCTTCCACTAAGAAGTCCTGATGGATTAGGGAGGCTTCGGCCTCCCTTTTAACAAGGAGAATTAAATGTTAAAATATTTTTCAATTGCTGCGATGGTTGCAGTATTGATAATTTTCGCAACATTGGGTGTAGCAGGACAACACTATGTCGATTCAAAAAGAATTATTCAACCGAAATACTCACAATTAACACCAGACGCACAAAGACAAGTTGCCTGCCTTGCAAGTAACATATACTTTGAGGCAAGAAGTGAACCAAGAGAAGGACAAATTGCCGTTGCATTTGTTACATTGAACCGAGTAGAATCATCAGACTTTCCAGACACCATTTGCGATGTGGTGAAACAGAAAAAGAAAGTCGAATCAATTGGAGATAAAAGAGTTGTTTGCCAATTTTCATGGTATTGTGAAACAACACCAAAATGGCAATATTACAATATGCTCTTGACAAATGACACTACAAAGAAGTATAATGATGTATTGAAGATTGCAATCTATGTTTATGCCAATCACGAAAAGTTAAGAGACCCAACAAACGGTTCTCTTTACTATCATGCCGATTATGTCAGACCTAATTGGCAAAATCTTGATAAACATGTTACAATCGGTAGACACATTTTTTATAAAGTTAAGGAAAATATTTAATGGAACACGATAAAATTTTTACTCTTTCAGTAGCCGCTTCTGTGCTTGCTGCAATTTTTGGCATATCGATATATCACATTACGGATAGAAATTTAATGGCAAAGAATATTGACAATGCAATCGCCAAAGGAATTAATCCATTATCGGTAAGATGTTCATATGTTCGTGGTGACGATCCAATTTGTATCACATATGCCGCAAAAGGTGAAGAAACTGTGATACAATCTAGTTCTAGTAAAAAATAGTTGAAAGGTATATTATGGCAGTTAAACAAATGACAATCAATCAACTCTCTGAACCTGACCGTGACAAACTGTTCAAGGTAATCAAAGAGTGTTCTGATTCAATGACAAGGCAAGATGCAGAAAAAGATTTTGTGCGTGAATCAATTGCAGAGACTTCAAAGAACATGCAATTACCGAAGAAGTTGATTGCAAGACTGGTGAAAGTTTATCACAAACAAAACTTTGATGAAGAAGTTGCTGTGCATGAACAATTTGAAACTTTATATGAAACGGTGGTGAAATAATGGCTCGTTATACTTTTATTTGTGAACATTTAGAATATGATATGTTTCGTGGTGAAGAAAATGGTATTGCTTCAAAACACACCACAGAATTTAATGCAGATGATTTGACAACAATGCTCGAAAACTTTGAGTTGTTTCTTCGTGGTTCTGGTTTTCATTTTGTTGGAACAATTGATGTTGTAAAACCAGAAGATGAATTTGAAGATGAAGAAGATTTTGATAATGCCGATTCACTTATCATGTCACATTTGGTCAATGATGTATTGAATCCGCCAAAGTTTAACGCAACAGGTCTTACAGGTGAAAATGCCAACTAAAGATGAAATGGCAAAGTTTGCGAAGGCGATTGAGTCGTTAGTAGCAAACACCGACTACAATTATATCGAAGCAATTGTCGAGTATTGTAGAGAAACTGGATTAGAGATTGAAGTGGCTGCATCATTGGTTAATTCAAATTTAAAGGCTAAGTTGACCAGTGATGCAATGGATTTGAATTTATTGAAAGAAAAAGGTTCTCGCCTTCCTATATGATTGATGGATACGAAGCGTTTGGTCTTTACGAATCTCTCAAACTACATTTTACAAAAGATTCATATGATTTTCACAAGTATAATGGCAAGTCAAACATTAGTGTGACTTCCTTTGAGAATCGTAAAGACAAATACCATTTCTACAAACTCAGCAGAAAGTTCAACAAGAGAGAAGACTTAATTGAATTTCTTGTTGCAAATTTTGTCGAGCGAGATGGTTTGTGGGTTGGTGATTTATTGACGGAAGACGCCGAAGTGAATTATCGCAGCCGTCAAAAGATAATTCAATCGCTGTCTTACGAATTCACCGGTGACTTGGCAAAACTATTTGATGGTGTTGATGATCCAAATGAGGTAATCAAAGTAGTTGACGGTGATTATCCTATTCTGTTGACATACACTCTACAGCGAGTTATCAAAATTGAAACTTTGTGCATACTCAATTCAATTCTTAATTTCTTACCGATGTGGGATAAAAAGATTACCGACACCATACGATGGCCAAATTTAAGAAGAAAGATTATCAAGTATACCGCATTTCTTCCCAAAGATAGTGTAAAGTATAAGTTGATATTGAAAAAAGTGATAGGAAAATGATTAAGAAAATTTACTTAGATATGGATGGTGTTCTTACTGATTTCGAAGGACGCTTTGCGAAAAAGTTTGGTTATCCAGCAATGTCTGTTCGTGACCGCAAGAATTTCAGTAAAGAATGGCCACAGTTTATTGCAGATAAAGAATTTGAAACTTTAGAGTGGCTTTCAGGTGGCGAAGAACTACTGAAATTCATTCGCAAACATACAGAGATTCCTGTTGAGATGCTGACTTCATCTGGTGGTCAAAAACATCACAATGAAGTTGCTCGACAGAAAAAAGTTTGGTTAAAGAAGATGGGTATTGCATACAAACCAAATGTTGTACCAGGTCGTAAATACAAAGCAGAATATGCTGCTAAAGATGTTGTTCTAATTGATGATACGAAAGAAATTATCAACAGTTTCAATTCCGCAGGCGGCATTGGCATACACCATACAGATGTTAATATTACCGTGAAAACGCTTCAAAGTTTACTAAATAAATGATATTATGTTTTTGTGGATAAGTCGTTTATACATCGTTTATACATCGTTCATATATCGTTTAATAAGGAGTAACATATGAGTAGTTTTGCAAATCTAAAGCGTAATCGTTCTGATATCGCTAAACTTACCAAAGCAATCGAAGCAACATCACAACCCGCAGAATCTGGTGGTAAAGACGATACTCGTTTTTGGCAACCAGAAGTAGACAAGGCAGGCAACGGCATGGCAATCATTCGTTTTCTTCCTGCGCCTGCGGTTGATGGTGATGATGCATTGCCTTGGGTTCGAACATTCAGTCATGGCTTCCAAGGACCAGGTGGTTGGTTCATTGATAACTGCCTCACAACTCTGAATGAAAAATGCCCAGTCTGTGAGCATAACAATACACTATGGAATTCTGGCATTGAAGCAAACAAAGACATTGCTCGTAAACAGAAACGCAAATTGTCTTATATCTCCAATATTCTGATTATTTCAGACCCAAGTAATCCTGCCAACGAAGGACAAATCAAACTGTTTAAGTTTGGTAAGAAAATCTTTGATAAGATTACAGAGGCAATGAATCCAGAATTTGCAGATGAAACACCTATCAATCCCTTTGACCTTTGGGAAGGTGCAAACTTTAAGTTGAAGATTCGTAATGTTGAGGGTTATCGTAATTATGACAAATCAGAGTTTGCCGATAAGTCTGCACTCTTTGATGGTGATGATGATAAACTTGAAGACTTGTGGAAGAAAGAGTTTGGTTTGAAAGAGTTTACTGAAAAGAAACAATTCAAATCATACGAACAACTCAAAAATCGTTTAGATAAGGTTCTTGGTTTTGAAGGCACACCTGCACCAAAAACTAAGGCAGCTGATTCTGTTTCGTCTATCAAAGAAGATGATGTGCCTTTTGATACATCGTCTAATATTGATGATGAAGATTTGGATTATTTCAAATCACTGGCAACACAAGACTAAAAAATCCCATGCAAGTGCGAACACCCGCTTTGGCGGGTGTTTTTTTATACTCTCATTGATGCTAATGAAGAACCAGTGTCTTGTCGTTGATACGGATTCATGTGTGTCGTTTTGACAACCTGATTATTTGTTGTTGGTGCATTTACAATAATTGGTGTTTGTGGTTTCATCTGTTGTCTTTGACCAGATGCAACATCTGTAGATGCAGAAGAAACAGCGCTGCCAGATGCAGAACTTGTTTTTGATTCTGCTTGTGCTAATGATTCCTTTTTACCTGATGCCAAGTCCATTGGTTTGCCATCTTTACCCGCCACTAAAGTTGGCGCACCAGGATTTTCTGGATTGTCAGCAGTAGGTAATGTTCCGAGTGGTTGAACATGCCAATCTTCTCTTGGAACATTTCTTACCAGTCCAAATTTTTCTAACCAACCAGTAGGACTATCTCTTGATCCTGCTAACGCATTAAGACCACCAGCGCCTTTTGAATTAATATCAATCGCAAGGCCTTTTAAGTGAAAACTTCCTTTACCTGTTCCTAAAGGAGGCATTGGTCTTGCAACTAATTTAGCAGCAGCCGCCTCATTACCTCCAAGTTCTGCGACTTTTGCTCTGAATAATTCTGCTTGTTTCTCATTACTTCTATAGCCGGAAGTAATTAATAGTTTTTTACCTGTTTGTTCATTGAATGCAGTTGCCATGTTCACAAGGCGTTTTTCAAATTCAGGATGAATACCAGTTAAATCAACTCCAGACTGAACAGAAGCAACTGATGCAAGAGATCCTCCGCCTGTTCCTTGTGGACCTGCTGCTTTACCTACTGCGGTTGGTGGTTCGGCTGAAATTGGTTTTGGTGCTTTTGGTGCAGCTGATGGTCCTGTTGAAGAAGGAAATGCACCAGGAACAATAATTGAATCTGGCGGTGGTGCAACTTCAACTGCTTGTGCTTGTTTTTTGGCCGCATCTTCTTGACGCATCGTTTCAGTCTTAGGTGGTAAACCTAATCTTGCACGAACAATCTCATCATCACCAGTATATCGTTTTTCTTTCTCTAACTTTTTAACACGCTCAGTTTCTTGTCTTTTCTTTTCATCTGCTTCACTCTTTAATGCTCCATCTTGTTGTCTTTGTAATTTTTTAGTTTCTGCATCAGTTTCTCCCGCTTCTAACACCGCAGGTTTCTTTATCATGTTCTTAACAAAATTTGGTACCATCCAAGCGGTGGCTTTATTACTCAATAACTTTTCTGCCCAGCCTGTCAGAGTTTCTTTAATGCTATCAATTACACCAGAAATTTTATCAATAACATTTTTTATAAATTCAAAAGTTTGAGGAAATTTTTCAGCCAACATTTGTATTTTTTCGCCAAACCAATTACTAATTTTTTCAACAAAACCTTTTATTGCATCTACAACTGGAGCAATAAGCTCTTTTGCTTTATCAATTATTGGTTGAATGGAATCTTCAAACCATTGTTTAATACTATTTGTGAATTCATCAAACTTTATTTTAATCGCATCAAATAAACTTGTTGCCCATTCTGCAAAAGTATCTTTGAAAGCAATAAACACAACACCTACGATAGCTGCAAGACCTAAATATTTTGTAAGTTTTTTTGCTATGTTGCTTTTTGAATATTGGTCTTTTAATTTGGCATATTTCTTTTTTGCTTTTTCTTTAAGTTTTTCTCCTGCTTTAGAAATCAAAGTTGGTTTTTTATCTTCGGCAGTTTCAACTTCCTAATTTTTCTCTCTCTCAGATTCTTTGAGAAAATGGGCATCCGCACCTTTTGCAGGTTTACCGCCTTCTAATTTCACAAGCGTTTGGAAATTTTGACGAGCAACATTTAAGTCACGAGCAAGACCAGGCAAAGTCATAAAGTTTTTGCCAATGACTTTCATAAGTGCATTTGGATTTTCTTTGACTATACCTTGGGTCTTTGTAACACCAAGAACTTTGTCTTTTATAGAACCACCAAGAATTTTTGAAATATCTGCCATACTATGTTCTGATTAATTTGGCAAATTCTTCATTAAATACATTTGCAACTTGTGGTTTGGCCCCACCTTCTGATGCTAAAGAACTGTTTGTTGTTGGGGCGTTTACAACAGAACCAACATCAGCGGCAGATTCCATTCTCTGTGCTTCTGCAACTTGACTAGAAGCATCAGACAAAGAAGAACCAGATGAAGGTGGATCAGCACTAATTGGAGATGGTGCTGAAGGAGTTGAAGAAGAAGATGATACTGAACCTCCGGTTGCACCACCTCCTGATGAAGCAGAAGTTGCACCAGGTGCTGAAGTTGATGGAGAAGAAGAAACTGTTCCACCGCCAGATTTTTTAATGAACTCTATCTGTCTTTGAAAACCAGCATTTGCTTCTTCCATTTCCTTTCGTTCAACATCAAGTGTTTGTTTATAATCATCTTCTAATTCTTTAACTCTGGAAGGATCATTTGCATATCGTCTTTTGAATGATGCTATATGTCTTTCAGCATCAGCTTCTCGTCTTGCGAATCTTTTCTTATTACCTTCAATGTAACCTTCTAATTGTTTAACTTTATCCGTATCAGACATTTCGGGTGCGGGAGTAGGTGCAGACTGAACGGGTGCAGGAGGTGTTGCCGGTGTAGGAGGCGCCGGCATCTCTAATGGTGTTCCAAGTGCTTTAGATGCTTCGCCTGTCAATTGTTTATTTAATTCGTAATTGCGTTGTGCTTGTTCAAGTGGTATGCCTTCTTTTGTTACTGGTTCTGGAGTGGTTTCAGTTGGCGGCGGTTCAGGATATTTTGCAGCGAACTCTTGTGCTTTTGCAAATAAACCTCCCGCATCCCCTTTTCCTACTGCACCAAATAAAGCACCAAGGTCCGCAGATTTTTCATCGGATGCGCCAGATGCTTTTGCTGCACCAGAGGCAAATTTGGCAGGATCAGGCATTGTAGGTTTAACTGAATCTGCTTTTGCAGGTGCATCGTCTTTTACATCAACTTTGCCACCAAATAAACCCTTTACAAAATCTTTAATGCCAGTAAAAATATTTGATATTGTGTCTGTGATTGGCTGAAAGAAACTACTAATAGAATCAAATAACGATTTAAGCGTATCTTCACCAAACAATCCAAAAGTCAAAAACTTTAACATTCCACCAAGACCAGAAACTATTGCTTCACTAAAACTTCCTGTCTCTTGGTACTTTTTGAAACCTGCTGTGATACCACTAAACAAGGTTCCAATAATTGCAAGTGGTAAGAAAACTTTTTTGAATACTGATATTAAATTCTTTGGACTGAAAAGTTGTTTAATGCCCTCCATAAAACCGCCACTAAACATTTTCATTATGGAATCAAGAAGACCACCTTCTTTATCTTGTGTTGGTGCAGCTGCAGCCGTTGGTGCTGCGCCACCCGCTTTCATCCTTTGTGCTTCTAATGCCCGTTCACGCTCATCTTCTTTGAGGAAGAACGCATCGGCACCACCTCTAGATTTGCCACCTTTGAGTTTAACAAGTTTTTGAACATTCTGTCGAAGAACATTCATATCTCTGGCCATGCCAGGCAATGCCATAGAATTTTTTGCAATCACTTTCAACATCACAGCAGTATCGCCAGACATTTCTGCACCACCAACTTTTTCTGGTGCTCTTTCTTTTCCTGGTTTGGCTTTGACACCTAACTTGTTACGAATCATTGCAGAGAAAATATCATCACCGCCAAACATTGCACGAACAATGTTTTCTTTGCCAAACTGTTTACCAATGTCTTTCATCGAACCAGAAGCCGCAGCTTTAGCTCCACCTGATAAACCTTTACCAGATTCTATTTCAGAAATATATCTACTTGCAAAATCTGCCATTATCGTTTTCTAGTTGCCTTTTGTAGTTCAATGCGTTCTTTTTCTTCCTGCAAATACTTCACTAGCAGAGACACATAAATGTTTCTTTCCCAAGGTATCATATTTTCCAATTCAGTCAAACTATACTTGTGATGTTGCAATAAAGCAAAGTTTGTCTCATAGTAATTCTTCAGAGTATCATAACGAAAGATTAGACGAAAAAACTTTGCATGCCCTTTATCGTCATATCTTCTTCATAACTGCATTTTGGACATTTGAAATGCACATCTTTTTTCACTTCAGGCATTGTATCAAAAAACTCTTTGAATTTCTCTAAATCTTTTTGTTGAAGACTATCAACAAATTCTTCCAGTTCTTCTCTTGGTGTATCTTTTGCATAATAAATTTGTTCTTTGTCATAAATGTAATCGATACAATCAACAAGAATACGAATCATCACCTCATTTTCATTTAACTTTTCATATTTCTGAATCATTTCAAAAGTTGGATATTTGAAGCAGATACCAAGATTCTCTGTAATTTGAATCTTGTTTTTGTGGTTTGGATTTTTTGTTGGTTCAATTTCTAATAAGTTCAAATCAAACTCAACAATACCACTACACTTGGTTTCTTCACCGTTCTCGCCTTTGATGACATTGTTGCACTTGTACCGAAGATTCACAATTTCCTCTACAGACCTTGCACGAAGATGCATGAAAAGAAACTCTAGGTCAAAAGTAGGAAGATTGTCAATATCGATTTCATCAAGCACACAATTCTTCAACACTTGACGAATAACACCAATCATTTCGTTTGGGTCTTCAGATTCAGATGCCATAAGAAACAATTTCTGTTCTTTGACAAGAAACGGACGAAAACGAATTGGTTTACCTGTCGAAATTAAATTGACAGTATGAATAGGAACATCTAATTTAGGTAACATAATATCCTCGCTTTGTTAATTAAAATGCACGACCAATTGGTAATGCTCTTGCTGCGACTGAACCAAAGAGTGCAGTAGCCGCTGATGCTAAATCATATCCACCATCATATACTGGTCGATATCTTTGATATGCAAATTGAATTGAAAGGCGATGAAAACCATCTTCTCCCCAACTCAATTGTTGTGGTGCAATTCCAATAGGAAATGCATCGACAAGTTCTACTGCGAAAATTCGTTTAATAAATTCGTCATACTGAATAATTTTGATGTTTGTCAGATACCGAGATTGTTGACCTTTTGGAAAACGAATATTGTTTGTGTCAGAAGGATGAATTGCTTCCATCCAACGGTCAAATAACTTTCTTTCGTAGAAGTCATTGGTACACAGAAAGGTTAATGTTGTATCAGTATATTGTGTTTGATAAGGCACTTTGAAAGTAGGTCCATAAATTTTCACATCGGCAGTTGCAGTTGTTCTGCCAGGCAGTTCTGCACTTTCACATTGAAGTGCCAAATATCTTGATAGTGAAGCATTAGAAGTTCTAGAAAATTCATCTGCTTGACCTTGTCGGCCAAATGCCGAACCAATGGCATCAGATACATCACTAAAAATAGAATTTGGAAAGTTCAATATCTTTTCGATGATTGAGTTGCCTACGAATTGATTAATATATGGTGGAATTGGAAGAATGACTTCAAACCTAGAGGGTTTTGCAAGCCCATCTTTACCACGAATATTTGATAAGAATAAATTTGGTGAGAACGACATTTAGAATTTCTTTCGTGAATCTGCGTAAACTTTGCTTTCCGATGTAGTAAATTGTTGCACTGGTAAGAGTGCGGCAATATCCCATTCATCAGCAGGTATCTCTAAAAATCTAGATGTTATATGTCCATAGAGATATCTCTTGATGCATGGCATAGCTTCAAATGCTGTAGAAGCAGCAGCCAAGTATTCGTAGTTGACACGAAACTTGGTTTTTTCGTTAAATTTTTTATTGCTTAATGTATCACTTAATTTGTCTAAAAGAAGAATTCGTTGCTTTGGGTGAATGTAGTGCAAATTCAACCCTAGAAACCCGTCTGAGTATCGTTCTATTGGAATGACCAATGGGAACCTGTCGTAATATGGCAACGAATCTTTCAACTTTGGATCATAAAAAAAGAAATACATCTTACCAATAAAAGACTTATCTTTTAGGCGTTCTCTATCTCGCATCAGAGCGGCCGCAGTAGGTCTTAAATCTCCTACTTTTGCCTGTAACCATTTTCGTGCTGATACTGTTCGAGGAGTTAAACCCTCTTTTGCAAGAGATTGTTTTAGTCTGTCGAGTAAATACGCCATTCTGTATTTATCTTACAAACCAAGTTCTTTTTCTGTAATTAACTTAAACTGCCAACCGTGTTCTTTACAAAACATTTCTGCTGCTTTCCACTTTTGCTGATTTACAGCATAGGTGACTGTTTCTTGTATAAATCGTTTTGTGCGTCTAGCTTGCGTAGGTTGTTGCGTTTCTTTGAATGGTTTCACTTCTAAAACAAGAGTGGTTTCTTTGTCTTCCTGTTTGACTTTTGCAATAAAATCTGGGAAATAACGATGAACACGATTGTCAACAGGTGAAACATAAGGTATGTAAAGTTCTTCAGATGCCCACCAGATAACCCTCGGATTCTCATCCAAGTATTTCATTACTCGTAGTTCCCAAGAAGAACGATAGACAATATTGTTCGCATCTCCGTTATATTTCTTGGGGTTCTTTGGCTTAAACCATCCTTTATATGACATAAATACTATCTATCTCTCTTTATAGGAAAAAGTATGCCTCTTTTCGGATTTGGCGACATTCAATTCAACAAAGGTTCAGTAACCAGAAAAGGTCCTCTTGGCAACCTAGTTGACAATCGTTTTAAGACCACGACACTCAGATATCCAATTGATGTTGGCAATTACGATAAAGCACACTACATGGTGTTTTACATTCGTCAACAATCAAACACTAAATTCAAAGGAAATATCATCGAAGATGAAAATGCGGTAAATTCTGCAGCTGCCGATTTACAAAAAAATGCATTTTCACAACTAAATGCACTACAACCATCAAATATAGGTTCACAGGTTGGAGGTGCGTTATTGAGTAAAATTAATAATGGTTTAAGTGAAATCAATAAAGCAACAGGTGGGGCATTAGAAGGATTAACATCTGCGGTAGGTAAAGCTGCTGGAGGTGTTATAAATGATGTGAACAATTTGTTTGGTAGAAAAACATCTCTGATTGGTGGTAACTCTGCTGCAACGCAAAGAAATATTGATACCTCTATTAAAGCAATTACAGACAAAAGTCCTTTGGGTAGTCTTCGAAAAACTCAATTGACTACCGATGCGATTGCACTTTACATGCCAGATACCTTAAATTATTCTTACTCTCAATCTTATGACCAATTGTCATTAGGTGGAGAAGCTTTAGGACAAGCAGTCGCTGCAGGAGCATCTTTAATCGATGCTTTCAAATCTGGAGAAGGTGCAGTTGACACAATTAAAAAAACTGCTGCGGCTGGAGGAGAAACAGCAAAACTGTTGGCCCTACAAAAAGGTGCCAGCACAGTTGGTTCATTAACCGGTAGTGGTCAAACTGCCCAATTAGGATTTACTGCTGTAACAGGTACAGTTCAAAATCCAATGTTAGAGATGATTTACAAGTCGCCCAACTTTAGAACATTTCAATTTGATTTTACATTTTATCCTAGAGATGAAAGAGAAGCATTAGAAGTTCAAAAAATTATTGAGAGATTTCGTTTTCATCAGGCACCAGAGTTATCTTCGGCACAAGGATTTTTAATTCCTCCTTCTGAATTTGATATTAAGTTTTATTACGGTGGTGTTCAAAATCCAAACATACCTTCAATTGCTACTTGCGTTTTAACAACAATCGATGTAAACTATGCTCCAAATGGTTGGTCTGCATTTGAAGTTCCTGGTGAAAATTCTCCTGCTGTTGGTAGAACAGGTATGCCAGTTGCAATTCAAGTTACTCTGCAATTCCAAGAAACTACATATCTCACCAAAACAGATTTCAAACAAGATAAAGACTTTTCGGATCAACAGAGCAGTTCGTTCACAAGAGCAAGTCAGGCAGGACAATACGGTACAAGTTAATGGCTACATTTTTCAATTATTATCCTAAAACATTCTATACCAGTAACAATGATACGACTGGTCTAGAATCTGTTACAAATTTAATTACCAGATTTAAGTTTGAAGAAGGCATCAAACAAAACTCTGCTGCATTCTATAAGTATAACATACAAGAAGGCGACACTCCAGAAATCATTGCAGACAAGTATTATGGAGATGTTGAAAAACATTGGATAGTTTTGTTGTTCAATGATATCGTTGACCCACAATGGGATTGGCCATTAGATTCCCGTGAAATAATTAACTACATCGATAAAAAGTATACTGCGAATGGTGCTGCAAATACAACCGTTCAAACTGGTATTGCGTGGGCAATGAGTATCAATAATACTCATGCTTATTTCAAAATCATTACCACAACTTCTTTTGATGGCACACAAAGTATAGAAAAATTACAAGTTGACCAAAATGCATACGCAAACATTGCTGCAACAACAACTTCGTATACGACACAGGCTGGCGAATCTGTAACAATTTCCATAACTAAAGAAAAACAAACATACTATGACTATGAAATTGATTTGAATGAAAGTAAAAGAGAAATTAAACTACTCAAATCAGACTTTGTTGATGCGGTCAGTAAAGAATTTAAGAGAGTGATTACACAATGAGTTTTGAAGTAAAACAATCAACTCAGTTTAAGATAAATGAGTTGATAATTGTAACAAAGGCAGGACCAATTGACATATCAGGTATCTTTGAAGAATTGAATATATTTGATTCTGTTCTGGTTCCTGTTATTAATGGCACTCTATTGGTCAAAGATTCAATTGGTCTTTCAGGTCGCCTGTTGTTTGATGGTTCTGAATCCCTTCTCATTGATATAGCAAAAGATAAGAAGTCTGATATTGCTTCTTTTAGAAAAGCTTTTAGGATTTACAAACAATCAGACCGAAAGAATGATACCCAGAATAGTGAAACATTTCTGTTACATTTTGTTGCTGATGAATTAATGTATTCTGACCAACAAAGAATTAATCAGTCTTTTGAAACGACTTATGCACAAATGGTTGAAAAGATTCTTCTCAACTATCTAAAAGTACCATCAAATAATTTAAGGGGCATTATCAATCCAACATCAGGACTTCGAAAAGTTGTAATACCAAATTTACGACCACTAGATGCTATAGATTGGATTGCAAAGAGGGCAGTTGATTCACAAGACTCACCAAATTTTATGTTCTATCAAAATATGATTGGATATAATTTTGCTTCACTATCTGTTCTGTTGTCACAACCAGATATTTTGAATGTAAAGTTTGAACCAAAAAATCAAGAGGGAAAAACTTCAATTGATGAGATTAGTTCTGCACGGTCTTTAGAAGTGATATCACAGGCTAACGAAGTAGAAAAAACTCGTTCTGGTGTAAATGCAGGTAAATTTATTGGTTTTGATCCAATGACAAGAACTGTTGCGACAAGAAATATTAGTTACGGCGACCATTATTTGAACATGAAGCACGGCAATAAAAATCCAAATTTTTCACAAATTATCAATCGTGATGGTGTAAACAATACAGAAACTTATGATGCAAATAAAACCGTTGGTAGTTTTGGTGCTGCAAGACAGTTGAGTGAGTATATTAAGAAAAAAGACCCAACATCAATTTCAAAAGAAGACAATGTTGAGAGTTATCTTTCGCAGAGAACATCTATTATTAAAAATCTGATGACAAAAAGAGTTCGTCTTTCAATGCCTGGCAACTTTCAACTAACCTCAGGATTCAATGTTAGTCTTGTTGCACCAACTTTTGGTAAAAAAATGAAAGGTGATGACAATGAAGATCCAAGTTTAAGTGGCAAATATTTGATTGTTGCTTCTCGTCAAATCATTGGATATGATAAACACGAAACTATCATTGAGGTTGCAACAACATCTTCAGACAATCAATTTATTCCTGTAAGTAATCCTCTACAAACTTCTGCAATAGGTTCTTATTGATATGGAAGAAAAACAATCACAAAAGTTTGCAGGTAAAGATGGTTTTATTTGGTGGATTGGAATTGTAGAAGATAGACAAGATCCTCTTAAACTAGGTCGTGTGCGTGTTCGATGCGTTGGTTGGCATGCTGAGAATAAGATGTTATTGCCAACTGATATGTTACCTTGGTCCACACCATCATATTCAACGAATGTTTCTTCTCCATATCCACCAAAAGAAGGTGATATGGTATTTGGTTTCTTTATGGATGGTGAGAATGGACAGTCACCAGTAATTCTTGGTGTGTTTCCATCAATTCCTTTGAAAGCAGGAAATGCACAAGAGGCATTTAGTGATGGTCGAGATGCAGGTCAATTAGCAGCTGCGCCAGTAAAACCTGATGAATCGCAAACTTTGTATCCAAGAAAGTTAGATGAACCGACAACATCACGATTGGCAAGAAATGATGAAGACTATCCATCCCCAATCAATCAGGCAAAAGCTGCAAAAAAACTCAATAAAGTAGAACCCGATTCTTACTACAATGCAAAATATCCATATAACAATGTATATGAATCTGAATCAGGACATGCATTAGAATTTGACGATACAAAAGACAATGAGAGGATTCATCTCTATCATCGTTCTGGTTCTTATACTGAATATAGTCCCCAAGGTGACCGTTCAGAGAGAATACAGAGGAATAAATTTACAGTAGTTGTTGGTGATGAACAAGTTTATGTGCAAGGTGATGTGACGGTTTATATTGACGGCAATGCAACGATGCAAGTTGGTGGCAATTTTAGTGCTGATATTGGAGGCACTTGCACTATAAATTCTGGTGGTAATATGAAATTTACTGCCCCTAAAATTGATTTGAACTAATGGATGGTGAATTTGTTGTTTTAATTGGTAACAAACTTCATACTTTTACAAAATATGAAGACATACCAGAAGTTTTTGATAATTTAATCAAATTCAAACCAAAACAATTAGACATGCCACATACACATGAAGAACATGAAGAAATGGATAGTTGGAATCAAAAACTACAAACTTTAATGGAGAAAGAGCGTGCCGGCCGCAACAAGAATAGGTGATGCCGATGTTGTTCATTGTTCCATGCCAGTCAGAGCAGAGGGTTCGCCCAATGTATTTGTGAATGGCATTCCTTGGAGTAGACAGGGAGACAATAATAATGTTCATTTATTACCTGGCGTTCCTTGTCCAGCACATGCGGCACCAATCACAATAGGCTCATCTACTGTTTTTGTTAATGGAAAAGGTGCTGGAAGAATAGGAGATGCAATAACTGGTTGCACTTCTGTTGCAGAAGGATCTCCCAATGTATTTGCAGGATAACGAATAAATAGACGATGGCAACCGTAACGATAGAATCAGACCGCACTTTTAGAGACTTGGATTTGAATTTCACGATTCATCCAGTCAAAAAAGACATTAATGTTTACAAGAACGAATTTGCAATTATCAATTCAATTAAAAATTTAGTTCTGACGAATCATTACGACAGACCGTTTCAACCAGAAATTGGTAGTAATATTCGGCGTTTGTTGTTTGAACAAGTGGATTCAATTACAGCAGCCCAAATTGAAAGAGAAATTACTGAAGTTATTGGCAACTTTGAACCCAGAGCGCAAGTGTCTAGGGTCGATGCAGTACCTTCACCAGACGAAAATCTTTATAAAATACGATTGGAATTCTTCATTATCAACAGCTCAGATCCAGTCACAATCAATTTTTTCCTAGAGCGGATTAGATAAAATGGCAGACCGTTTAAGAGTAACAGAATTAGATTTTGATACGATAAAACAAAATCTAAAAAACTTTCTAAAGCAACAACCTGAGTTTACAGACTATGATTTCGATGGCGCAGGCCTTTCGATTCTGTTAGACATTTTGGCATACAATACGCACTACAATGCCTATTATCTGAACATGGTTGCAAATGAGTCATTTTTAGATACCGCACTACTTCGTGACTCTGTTGTTTCACATGCTAAAACTTTAGGTTATACTCCTTATTCTACACGAGCACCTGTTGCAATCATCAACTTCACAATTGATTCAAACACAACAACTGCCGCAACTGCTACATTGCCAGAAGGTTATGCTTTCTTGTCGAATCAGATTGACAGCAAAGCACATAACTTTGTTGTTCTCAATGACACGACAGTTACAAAATCAAATACACAATTCTTTTTTGAAAATCTTCAAATTTATGAAGGTCAGTTAATTACCTATTCATTTACTTTTGATGAAGGTTCAAATCCAAAACAAGTATTTACATTACCAGATACAAACATTGACACTACGACAATTAAAGTTTTGGTAAATCCATCTAGCTCAAATACTGCGACTTCAACATATATTAGAGCAACTGATGTTTTAGATATTACATCCACATCTGAAGTTTTCTTTCTACAAGAAGAAAGAGGTGGTAACTTTCAAATTTATTTTGGAAATGATGTTGTTGGTAAAGCACTACCAGATGGTGCGATTGTCTCTGTAACCTATCTTGTAACAAACGGAACTGCTGCAAATAAAGCAAATAACTTTGTCGCAACGGCAACTGTTGTTGACTCTTTAACCAATGGACTCTCTAACTTTACAATTACGCCAGTTTCTGGTGCATCTGGTGGTGCAGACCGTGAATCTGTTGACAATATTAAATTCTCTGCGGCCGCAAGATTTTCTACACAGAATCGTTTGGTAACTTTCAAAGATTATGAAACATACATTTTGAACAATTATCCAAACATCGATTCGATATCTGTTTGGGGTGGTGAAGAAAACGAACCACCAGTTTATGGTAAAGTTTTTATTTCGATGAAACCGAGAGAGAACTATTATATCTCCGAGGCAGAGAAACAAAGAATCATTGACGAAATTATCAAACCAAAAGCTATCATTGCTGTTCAGTCTGAAATTTTAGATCCAGAGTTCTTGTATATTCTTGTTGATGTTGAGGGACAATACGATGCAAGAAAAACAACAAACACAGAAGCAATTCTTAAAGAAAGAATTCGAAATGCAATTGTAAATTACTCGGATACTTACCTCAATAAATTTGCTTCAAAAATTATTGATTCGAAATTAGAAACTGCAATTGATAGTGTTGATTTGAATGCAATTATTGGTAACGAAATTAAAATTAAAGTTCAAAAGAGATTTGAACCAGAGATAAACACACCACAATCTTACAATGTTAAATTTAATGTGCCTTTACATCGAGGTACAGTAACCGACAGACTTTCTTCTACTGAATTTGATGTGATTGATAGTGATGGCGTAAGAAGAACCGTATTTTATGAAGAAGTGCCACAATCGTTTACTGGTATTTCTTCAATTCAAATTACAAATCCAGGCACAGGTTATACAAGTGCACCAACAGTTACAATCACTGGTGACGGAACTGGCGCAACCGCAGAAGCAGTAATTGTAAATGGCACAATTCAAAGTATTCGTGTTGTTAATCGTGGCATTGATTACACCCGTGCTATTGTTACGATTACAGGTGGCGGTGGTTATGGTGGTGCTGCGACTGCCACAATTGATGCTGTTGTTGGCTCACTCAGAACAATTTACTATGATACGAATGCTCAACGACAAATTGTAAACAGTTCTGCTGGCACAATTAATTACAATACTGGTGAAATCAATCTAAACGATATCAATATTCTTTCTGTTTCTTCGGCCGATGGTTTAATTCGTCTGACAATTGAAGCAGATGAGGGTATCATTGAATCTGCAAGAAATACAATCATTACAATTGACGAAACTGATCCAATTTCTATTGTTGTAAATCTCACTAAAGTTTCGTAATGTCTTTTGCCAATACTTCTATTTTAGTTAATAGTCAAGTTCCTGAGTTTGTTCGGGAAGAATATTCTCTATTCATTACTTTTTTAGAGGCATACTACGAATTCTTAGAAACAAAACAATCAGATGAACTCAACGATTTAACACAACAGGCAAAAAATTTACGATACTTATCTGATGTTGATTATTCGTTAGACCAATTTGAAGACAGTTTCTTCAATTCGTTTGCATCTCTTTTACCAAGAGATGTTTCAGTTGATAAAGAATTCTTAATCAAAAATGTTCTGCCACTTTATCTTTCAAAAGGTAATGAGGCATCGTTCAAACTTTTATTCAGAATGTTGTTCAATGATGAAGTTGCAATTCTTCAACCAAGAAACAACATTCTTCGTGCATCTGATGGCAAATGGACAGTAGACAATATTCTTCAAATTGAAACTGACATTCGAAGTGTCTATACCGGTGATGGTTCAAATAGCACATTCATTCTTGCACAAACTTCTGGCTCAGGTGAAATTGATGTTTATGTTAACGGTGTTCTTAAAACAGAGGACACAGACTATTTCATTCGCAAAGAAACACGAAAAGTGGTATTTGTCACACCACCAGCAGCCAATTCTTCAGTTAAAATATTTTATAATAACTTTGATATTACTCTTTTAGACAATCGCAAAGTTACAGGTTCAACATCTGGTGCAACAGCAATAGTTGAACGGGCGGTTAAACGAATTATTACAGACCGCTTAAACTTTGGTCTGCCATTTGAATTGTTCATTGATAGTAAAACACTCATCAGTAATTTTACAAATGGCGAAATAATCACAACCAACATTGTAGATTCAAATGATGTTCTAATTAATTTAGAGGCAGACACCTTCTCTATTCTAACAAAAATAAATGTTATCGATGGTGGCGCAAATTACAATGTTGGTGATCCAGTAACCGTTGTTGGTGGTGGCGCAACAATACCTGCAACGGCTGAAGTTGAATCAATTACAGATGGTTTTACTGACCGATTTGTTATAAATTATGGCGGTGCTGGATTTAAGGCTGCGTCTATTATTTTTTCTGATCCAAGTTTGCTACCTGGCATAATCACAGGTGCTGTTGATGCCGTAAACACAAATCACTATACAGCAAACACTTACAATGTTTTGGGCGTTGATATCATTCAACCATATGAGAATGTTACGATTAATGCGATTGATTATGGTTTTCCTGCAGCACCTACTGAGAATGCAAACACACGAATTGTTGATGCATTGACTAATCTTTTAGTAACTGATTTAGGACCAATGACAAATGCCATTGTTCTTTTTTCAAGTGTATCTACAAATACAACTTTATTAGATTCTGAAGGCGCAAAATACGCAGTAGGAAATACTTTCTTTGACATTAAAGATTTTCGCTCAGTTGGTAGAATAGATGTTTACAATGGTGGCACTGGTTATAAAATTGGTGATGAAATTAT